TGTCGGTTGGGTATTAGGCGGCAGGACTCGTTTCTTACAGAAATGCAGAAACTTGAGTTCTACGCGGAAGACAAGATTGAGCTCAAGGAGGATCGTGGAATACAGTTTCGTTCACCCACATACAATGCTGCGCTTGCTCGACATTTACATCATTTTGAGCATCGCCTTTATTCACGGGCTAGGAACGAAGATGGAACACCGCAAATTGCGAAGGGGCGATCCCCAATTGAGCGTGGGTTGTTGCTCGCTGGAATGTCTGAGTCGTTTAGCGACCCTGTTTATGTGCTCATGGACCATTCACGGTTTGATGCACATGTTAACTGGGAGCTATTGGAAGAGGAGCATAAAATGTATTTGCGCGCACGTGGTTACAACCAGGAGTTGTGGCAATTGTTGCAGTGGCAGAAGAAGAACATTGGGTTCTCACACGGTGGAATAGTCTACAGGATCAAGGCAAAGCGATGTTCTGGTGATTTAAACACCGGACTCGGAAATAGTGCCATAAATCTAGGGCTTATAAAATCGTGGTTGTCACTGAGTGGTGTCACTAAGTATCGCATCCTTTTGGATGGCGATGATTCAGTTGTGATCATCGAGCGAGCAGACATTGCTGCCGTTGACATTGTGAAGGCCCATATGCTTGAATGCGGAATGGTCACCGAGGTTGAGGTCGTTGATGATATACAGAGGGCAGAATTTTGTCAAAGTCGTGTTTGTTGGGGTGCTTTGGGACCAACCATGGTCCGGAACCCCCACAAAGTGTTGGATGTTTTGACAAAGAGCCCACGGTGGCTTGACGACAAGCAGGCTAGAGGTGTCCTTGCCGCATCGGCATTGGGAGAGTTGATGCAAGCGCCTGGAGTTCCAGTGATCAGTGTTGCTGCTTCTTGTCTATTAACAATGGCCGCAAGTATTCCGAGGTTTGTCACGCCTGACGCCTATGAGCGGTTCATGGTTTATAAGACAAAAACGGTAACTGCAGTTGTTGATGAAACGATGAGGAACAGCTTTGCCGAGGCCTGGGGAATATCTGTCCAGGAACAAGTGGCAATCGAGCAGTACTATTTGGACCTCGCGGAGCAAACTACACAAATGCCCGAGGTCGTGGCCCCAAAGCCTAAGGATGTCACGTGGTTCCAAACGTGGGATGACTGCGTTTTAAGCAGCATTGAACATGAGGAAGATGCCTGGTGGCTCCGAAGTTATCCTCTAGGACACGTCCTGG